TCATATCTCCTTCGTACTTGATGCTTGGAGCACCAGCCGTTAGTTCTGTTTCTTCTATAATATCTGTAATTGCCATGTTCTTTAAAATACCTTATTTTTGTTTAATTTACAACTCCGAACCTGCACCTAGATTAATTTCTTCTACTGTAATATTAACATCTCTACGTATATGTTCAGCTTCAGTGTCAGTACTAACATTCTGTACGTCAGCTAATGCTTCTGCATCAGACATATACTCTTGCCCTGTTTGTGTATTAGTTAGAGTTACCTCACATTTAGGTGTAATAATTGGTACGCTTTGACCATTAATTATTTCATATCTAATTGATGCTTCTGTTTCTATAAATGACATTATCTATCCTCTCTGTTTATTTCTAATATTGCAACGGTACCACTCATTTGATCCGCAGCTGCTGCTTGTAGTCTTAATATATCATTTTCTTCTAAAATAAAAGTACCATCTGCAATTCCTGTTGATGTAGTAGTAACTATAGATTCTTGTGCAATTAAATATTGAGTAGCATTAGAACTATCATATAAAAAAACTTTAATTACTCCTGTTGCAGCTCTATTAGCACAATGAAGTTTTTTAACAATGGCTCTAGAATTAGAAGGACAGGTATAGATATCTGTCACACCTGTAGTAGCTAGATCATAGTTTGCATTTTTATATATATTAGCCATATCTTTTAATTGTCCTGAACCATAAAGAAAGTAAATCTTTCAGTCTCTTCTTTTAATTGTGTTAAGTATGTAGAGTTTAACTGTTCAATAATTGTAGTTAACGCTCTGTTAATTTGTCTTTGATTATCTTCACTATATTCTTTTTTAGGTTCTGGTAATCTTACTACTACTTTTGTCATTATCTTTTCCCATCTGGTTGTAAATCAATTAAGAATGTTCCAAATCTCCATTTTTCTCCAGCCCCAGTATTTTCTATTTTTAAACTTGCGTATCTTCCTCTTCCTCTAGTATCTTCTTTAGTTGTAGAAGATGTAATCGTAAAAGGACTTAATGTACTATCTTCAATACTTGAAGAAGGGTAGTCTTTTAGACCTATTGTAATATCTATTTCACCTGTCAATGTTTTAAAATCTGGTACAAATCTTCTCATGGCTAAAAATGTTTCTGGTTGTTCTTGTTGTAAAGCAATATCATAAGATTGTAAAGTTGAAGTTAAAGTTGTAGTTGAACCATCCGGGTTAATCTGATCGGTTCCTACTTCGTGTTCAAATAATGTAGTTTGTCCTAAACCATCTTGTCCTATTATTGCAGGAAACGTACCATTATTTGAAGATTTATAACTAGAAGCATAAGGTTTTGGATAAATTAAAGAATCAATCCAAGCTGTTCTAATTGAATTAGTGTTAACTCCTGTGTACCAATTACCCATTGGAACTCTTTGAGACTCACCATAATTAAATACAACATATCTATTATTAAAATTTTGATTTGCAGTGGGATAATACCAAACAACTTCTGTATATAAATTGTTTATCCCTGCACAAATTTGTTGACCTTTAGTAGTATCAGCATCACCAAATACATAGTCTTCAACAGAACAAGCTAACGAATTAACTGTACCATCAAAAGAAAAGAAACCATTGTTAGACATCCAATAAGCAACACCATCTATTTCAATAGCTGCGTTCTTACCAATCAATCCACAGTTAGTACCCACTTGCTCAAATCCAAATGTAAAAGGTGCCCCTACAAATTTCATTGTATATAATGCGTTGTCTGTCCAAACTAAAATATTTTCTTTAGCAACAATACTTCCTACAATTTTAGTACCATCTTGTAGTCTTTGTGAGCCAGCACTGTTAGTTGCTTTGATTGTATAAAAATTAATATCTTCTTGATCAGAAAATCTTACAAACATATCATCTTGAGATGTAGGATCTCCTATATCAGTCTCTGTACCAAAATGAATTAAGTGTCTAGTTGTAGGAGAAATTAAAGTCATACGAGTTGCTGTAGGATTGCTTGCAGTTGAAAAACCTGAAGTACCCGTTGATGCTCTAGTAGTAAATTTTGCAGCAATACCTGGATTCCATGTAAATGTTTTACCATTAGCAATAGTTGCAACTAAGACTTGACCAAAGTTACTTAAAGACCAAAGACCTGGTTCTAAAGTTATTGTGGATGCTTCAACCGCTGAACCCCAACCCGTCCAATCTGTTGCATTTGTAACTGTAGTCCCTGTTGCCGTTGAACCAGGAGCCGTTGTTCCTAATTGTGATCTAGTACATCCGGTTAAACTATTATTTCCTGTTCCACCTTTGCCCGTGTAAGTAACTAATTCAGAAGTTGTTGCATAATTACCTGACGAAAAATTACCTATTAAAACAGTTCCTGCCGTAGGAAAAGTACTTGCACTTGTTAATACTATTGTTGTATCACTATCTGCAACAGCACCATTTAAAGTTGTAGTTGCAGAACCCGAAACTGTTCCTCCAAATTGACCCACCCCAAAACCATAACCATAAGTTTGCGCTGCCGGACCTACTGTTTCATAAGGTATAACAGAAATACTTCCTCCTGTAGATACAGTACCCGTGGCATTAGCAGTTTGTGTAATGGTAAAAGTTGTAGTGCTTGTAACTGAAGTTACTTGAAATAATTTATCGTCAAAAACATTTGCATTATATCCTGTACCACCGGGTAAAGTAACACTAGCAAATAAAACAATATCTCCTGGCGATAATAAATGTGCGCTTGCTGTAGTTATAGTACAGATTGGAGAAGCGTTAACAGTAGAAATAGTAGAAGAAGCTAAAGCTGATTTTACAGGAGTAACATCAAATAACTGTCCTTCAAAATATATAAGTAAAAATTTATCAGTACCGATTGCAACGTAACGATTACCTTCTAAATCAACAAATGAATGCATCTTTCTAGAAACTCCTACAATCGTGTCTAAAGTAAGTGAAGCCCAACCTCCAACTTTTTCTGGAAGTCCGTATCTAAATCTTGTGTTGTCTGAGTCTACCCAACGCCCTACTGCACCAACAGCTGTATCTTGTTTATTTACACCGGGTAAAAATTTAATGGAAGTAAGAGCCATGATCCGTGCTCCTATGCTGTGTTCGTTTTATACGACCAGCCTCTTGTTGAATCTATATAGACTAAAGTTATAGCTTGACCATTAGTAGATAGTACCAAATTATTAGTACCCGTATTAATAGGTTTACCGTTTCTGTTTATTGTCAAATTGTTAGAGCCAAAAGTTCCTCTTGCATCTATTATAACAATTTCATCACCAATAGCTGGAGCTGCTGGTAAAGTAATAGTTACTGTTGTTTGAGTTGTGTCTATTAAAAGTTGATCCCCTGCAACTGCAGTATAAGCTGTGATTGCAGATGATGTAATTGTAAAATAACCTTTTTCAGTAATGGCCTTAGTCGTGTTTGTACCATCTGATTTAACTAGCATTACAGCACCGATTGGAACTGCTAAAGCTGTTCCACTAGCTGTCTTAATACTTAAAGTTTTTGTTGTGTTTCTATTTGTTGCATCTTCAATAATAAAAATTCTTTCAGACCCTGCAGGCATAGTCAAAGTTCTATTAGCTGCTAGTGTTCCTGTTAATTTAAAATATAAATTTTTACCATTAGATACTGCACCATCTGTTAACGCTAATGTAACGTCAGCTCCTGCCATATCCACAACAAGATAACCTGACGCAGCTTGTTGTAAAATTTCTAAATTACTATTAGTAACTGTTCCCCAAAGACCAGCTTTTTCACCAGTTGTAATAATTTCTAATTTTAAATCGCTTGAATAACTTGATGCCATAATTTCCTTAACTTGGGTCTACTGGTGTCCAAACCATAGTAGCTCCAGGTATAATATCGTTCCATGTTATAACGTTAGGGTCCTCTGTAGATAATGTTAATTGTGATCCCGTTGGATTTACTAACGCTGTTCCTGTTACTGTAACAGTTCCTGTTGAAAGTGTCAATGTGTTTCCAGTAACAGAAGTATTAGCATCTGCTTTAACTACTACTGTTCCTATACTTAATGAGGTTGCATTACCTGTAACAGTAAGATTAGCATCGGCTGTAATTGTAACGGTCCCTGTTCCTAAAGTTAATCTATTTGGATCAGGAATCTCTACAATAGAATCAGCTGTGATACCTACACTACCTATACTAATAGATAAAGTATTACCGGTTACTTGAATTGTTACGTTGTTATCGTCATCGACCGTTGAGAACGGTCTTTCGGCAAATGAAGCAAATCCGAAGAGCATGGTCTACGCTCCGTTGTCGATGATGTTATTGCCTTCGATCGCGGCCCATTCTTGAATTGCTTGGTAATCTGTGTTGTCTTCAGCTAGTGGAACCCATAAAACAGTTCCATCTTGTTTAGTAAGTTTATATGTATCAGAATTACCTGAAATTTTATCATATATTTTTTCTACTGTATTTATCATAATTATAACTCCGCACTTGCTGATATAAAGTCATCTGTATCTGTAGCTGCTTCAAATCTAACCCAAGCACCTTGACCTTGTACTTTATTAGAAACACTTGTTACTGCAATTCTAGCTTTACAAGTTCCATCATTAGCAATATTACCAAAACTCATGGTACTACCAGTAAAAGTAGAAGCATTACCATTACCTACAAGACCATAAAAATTAGTTCCTGTTGGAAATGCTAATGTTGGTGTAGCTCTCATTCCTTTTCCCACTTCAAACACACCATAAAAATCACTTGCACTATACATAGTTCCGTTAGCTATTGGAGTATCACTACCTCTAGACCTTACTGGTATTGTAAAATATCTTTTACATCTTTCAAAATT